AAATCTGCATTCCCTCCGGTGAAATACGATTGTCCTGATTATTGGCAAAAAAATGAAGATGGTAAATGTGTAATTCCAACATCTGGACCGAATATGGGTGCGTTTGAAACCAATTACCAAGGTGATTCTCCTGATAAAAAAGGTATTCCAGGCTTTAATGAGAATGAAGATGCTATAGATTTTGAACACGCGGATTGGAGTGCTTCTGGGTCTTCACGATGCGCTCAAAAAAAATGGGCGATTGATAATAGTATTGTTTGGGATACAGTAAGTAATTACAATCAATGTTAAATATTATTAAATCTAAAACCTGTATCTAATGTTGTTGTTTGGATATATTGCTTTACAAGTCCCATATATACCACATCGTCAAATGGTGGTTTTACATCTTTTGAATGATTAATTTCAGTAACTTGAATGAGATTATCATCCATATCCTTATATGTAAAATATTTTCCAGAAATCTGAGATTGTTTGTAGGAATACCAAGCGTGTTCTTCTGCCATTATCAAATATAAGTAAGAGTGTATTTATATTTGATTTATCTAAGATAGTGTATTCAATTTTTCACTACAAAATGTTTAACGCGGTCAATATCAACACTTGTTTCCATGTTTGATAGTGTATGTTCTTGCTTATTAAATGTAAATATGTCTTTTTTTATGTTTTCTTGATATACTTCCAAGACATTATATTCAATATTATGAAGACGACGTTTCAATACAAAAATATGGTTTCTGTGTAAGTTCATTGCAGCATGTAAATGTTCTCTATTATTAGTATTATTGAATTCTTTCAAGTGTTGTAAAAATTCTTGCTTGAATTCAAATAATTCTACGTTCATTTTAGTCAATGTTGCTTGTTTCTCTTCGTCATTGAATAATTTATTATATTTATTTAAGAGTTCAGTATATTCACTGTTAAATGTTTCCATGTCATTAATCAACTCTTGATATTCATCCACAATATCTTTTTCGTTCCTGTAATCAAATAATATATCCATCTTTTGTCTTATGATGTTGTTTTGTGTTTCGATGACACCTTGTTTATATTCATTTAACACATATCTGATATCATTATAAAAACCCTTAATCAATTCAATATTGAATTTACACGGGTCGTTTGTGCTACCACAATGAGCGACAATCTTTTCATCATTTTCAATAAATACAGATCCAACATTGCGGCGACAATAAACACAACGTCCATAAATACCTTTTAAATTCAATTGATGTTGTTTTTTTGATTTGCTCTTGATATATGCTTTCTTACGTATTTCTTTCAATTGACTTTCATATAATGTTTTGAATTTATAGTATGTATTTAAACTTGTGAAATAGTCGTGCTTTTCCTCCTTTTTTCCATTTTCTTCCGGTGTTATATCCGAATCAATGTATTCTATTGAAGGGTTATTCGTCGAATCAAAGTTAATAACCGATTCAGGATAACCATATATGGTTGTAATATTGTTATACCCAATATCTAAAGTTTCTATTTTTTTTGATGTTTCTAAATTAAGAGTTGTCAATTTATTATTAGAGCAGTTCAATTCTAACAAAAGAGGAGGTAAGTAAGGCAATTCTTCAATTTGATTATGGGAAATATTTAATACTTCTAATAATTTTAGATCGTCTAAATTTATTTTGGTTAAATAATTATGATTCACATCAAGATGTTTTAATAATTTTGGTAGGTTATTCAACTCGACAAGCAAATTTTCACTAATATTAATTGTTGTTACACTATCAGGAATATGGATAATACTAGTGATACTACCCGGTGCAAATACAACCTTTTTAATCTTAAAATCAGAAAGAGCAGATAGGTCAATTTCTCCATATAATTGTTCACTAATTATCAAGTCATCTGATAGTTTATTCATATTTTGAATAACAGAATCAATGTAATTTTGTGCCGTATTATTATTATTTATAATTTGTTGACGTTGCTCTTCAATTATATTCATTATATATAATGGTGTCATACTAAAATAACCAAGATAATTAGTATTCATTCACTGTTTTTATTGGAGGCAAATTCGTAATCTGTGATTTTTCAAACTGTTGTTCCTGTATTGCACTAATTTTTGACAATATATATTGTTTGTCTTTGAATGATTGAATTTGTTTTTCTTCATCGCTTTTTTTCCCTTTATATAAACAGTATAGTGTAATTGTTGTTATTGTTATAAATAGTGTGAATATTAGCATGTTATATAGCAAATTATAATTTGTTATTTTGTTATCGTGCATTTCCATTAAAGAATATTTAATAAAATGTTTACTATGATTGTCAATAAGATTAGGTGCCATTTTCTATAATTATTACTTATACAAAATAGTGATTAATAATATGCTAAATAATATAAAATACTTAGATATGATAAAATACCCAACATTATAGAAACAATCCACGCTGGTATAACCGTTTTATGTTTATATCCTACACCGAATTCACGAAAACTTCCATCTGTATCATATATAAAAGATGGTTTAATAAAGTGCATTGATGAGAATAATGTTAGAAAAATAATAATCGCAAATAGCGTCTTATGTTGTAATATAAGGGTCCTCATAAATATTTTATATAGTTATAAAATATTTCTACATTTTATTGTCAGATATCTAATTGTCTTCTTCTTCGTTGTCTTCTGGATAATAATTACCGTCCATAAAGTTTTCACCTAAATGAGAAATATCGTATGCTTCCCGTTCTTGCTGTTCGTTTTCTATATTTTCATCGTGATCTTCCAAGTCTTGTATAGTATACACATTTTGTAACATAGAAACAGCAGCTGTGCCTTCGGAAATGCCATCACCTTCTTCCTTTTCACCATCAATCATTTTAAGTATTTCATCGCGTTCGCGCTTATATGTGGCCTTATCATAATGTATTAACCCTTTTTGTTGACCCACATTCCACATACCAAGTTTGTATTTTTTATGTTCGTCTTCTATTCTACGTTGTTCTATACTCATTTTTCCAAGATATTTGATGATTTGTTTCTTTTCGTAATCCTTAGAACGTTGTGTTTTTTTGATAATATTGTCATAATTGATATTCAATAATCCCTTATCATAAATACCTTTATTTAATAAAGCAACGATTATATTACATACGTTATTTTTTAATGACTCTTTATTACCCTGTAATACTTCTACTTCTTCTAAAATTTCCATTTGTTGTTGTAAATTGCTATCTACATCTGGACGCTGTGATATAATTTCATCCGACTCTCTTGTTTCATTTATATTACGAATATTTTGTTTTGTTGATTCTAAATGGATTTGGATAATATCTTCGTTATCAGTTAATACAATGTATTCATATATTACCGAGTATATACAATAGGATACAAATAGCTCTTGACTTCGTTTATCAAGAACCAAAAACTTTTCATCGTAATCAGTATACGGAAATAATAGACAAAAATTATATATTTTTTCAATATTTTCTTGTAGCACATTGAAATACGTCTTCATTGTATCGTCCATTTGTATATTTTCCATAAACTTATATTCACTTAACACAAATTTTTCGATATCTTGTTCGTGAACCTTTACAACATTCCAGTGTTTTGGAACATTTGCATATTTCATATTACGTACAATAATTTGAGGCATCGTTTTTGAAATATATTTCAAGTAGTTCAATAAATATGACATTTTATGATAATTATCTTGCTTTCCAGATTGCCATTTATTGGGTTCTCTTAATTCAGATACAAATTTTTGTATCAATCCGAAAGATTTTCCTTTTTCATTTGAGAACCTTCTAACATAATCTATTACAAAGTCATTCATTTTTTGTGTCGTCATGAGTAAATAATTCTTTAAATTCTCAAGTTCTTTTGTTTCTTCTTGTTGAAACCCATTTGTAGATACAACAACACTTCGAAGTAAATCAATGAGTGGCTTTTCAATAATAGGAATTTCTAACTCTTCAAAATCATCGAGTTGAACCAATATTTCTTTACTATAACTATGCTCGTGTTGAATGTATGAATCGATTGTGTTTCGTTTGTTAATCATTTTCATAAGCGCAAAGAGTGAATCGAGATTGTAATTTTTACCGTTGCGTTTAAGGATTGCCATCTTTTCTTCAATATTCAACTCAGGTTGATATGATTTGGGAACTTCGCCACATATGGATTCGAATTCACTGAGTGCTCTTTCTGGCTTATCAAAATTACAATAGTGAATAATATACCCATATATATTTTCTTCATAATGCCCTTGTTTTGAAATATCCGTCTTTGCACGAGTATTATATGGATGATATAACGTAGGAGCAGTTGTAATCATTTTCATATTTGCTATAAAGTCCTCGTTTTGTTTAATTTGATTGAGATATACGTTGACATTTTCATTCTTATTTGAAAAATACTTCAACGGATTTTTGATTATGTCTTGACAGCACGCATTATCAACAAAAGGTATACCACCGAATGTTTTTAATATTGGTCGTTCTTTTCCGACTTCGTTATTAATTTCTTGAATGAGGCCATAATTCAATATTGTATTCTTTGCGATCAACGTATATAACATCTTATGTTGAGATTTATCCCCTTTTTGGATGGTTGTCAGTAGTTCACGCAAAAACTCCTTTGACACATTATTTTTCTGTTCTTCTTTGAGTTCATATTTGACAAGGGGAGGTTGGAAATTTACCCACCGCTGTATGCTATGTTGTTCTTTGATTTCATAATCTTCATCTTTATTTAATAACAAGTATTGTTTCTTTTCTTTGATAAGATGTGTAATTTCGCTGTTTGTGATGAGATGATTATCAATAATCTTTCGGATGTTTTTCTCAAACGTTTCCGAAGATTTGTATTTTTTAACAGCACTCCACGGTTCAATATTACTTCGTGTTTTATATAACACACACGATATATATTTCAATCCACTAGTATCTTCGTCGCCACCCATAGGATATCCAGAGAAGGATTTGACACAACCCGGGAATGTCTTTTTTGCTTTGATGGATGGGATTACCGTTTGTAGAGATATCAAATAGCATCCGGATACTATCATAATAAGCGATTCATTAAAGTAATCTTGATATTTCGCCATCTTTTTATCCGGGTTCTTTTGCTTCTGTTTTTCCACTATTTTCTCATACGAATCTTTTCCCTTGATTAACGAGTCAACAAGTTCGAGTGATATTCGCAAACACACATCACTTATTACTGAGCCATCTATATCCATCGATGTAGTGAGGAATTCAAACACCTTGTATATTTTTTCCATATGAGGATTTTCAAATATACGCTGTTGGGCGCGTGTGAGTTTGCGCTGTTCTGGTATTTGCGTTATTTCATCTTCTAATATTGTGCGTGATGAAACCTTGAATCCTAACGCATCAAACCCTTCTTCTGTATCAAATGTTCGTGGTGTAATAATCATACCACTATGCATATCTACTATTGATTCTCCATCATCACTTTCAACGCCTTGTTTACGGATGATTTCAAACAACTTTTCTTCGTAAATTCCTAATACAAACGCATTTGCGAGTTCATATAAAAATGAAGGAATCAACTTAACATTACTGTCTTTACAATATTTCCAGTATAAATTTTCATTTGTTGTTTCAATAGGTTCCCGACAAAACAATTCAACAAATAGAATAATATGGTTTTGTTTAGTAGTGAAATCCGTTGATGTCAATATTTTTTGTAATAAACCACTATGTGGGGATTTGATAGATAAGTCCTTGTTAGCAAGTAATCCAAGATGATATGATAAATTGTTTGCCTTTTGTTCTAGAACTTCATTTAATATCATTTGCTTTTTCATATATCGTTGGTATTCTTCAAAATTCTTTTCTAATTCTTCGCTGAGTTCATCCATATTAACTTGATAGCGCGTTTCTAATTCTTGAAGCAATTCTTCTTTTCTCATATTTTTAAGAGATTCTTTCATTTGTTCGGTGGATTGACACATTTGGTTAGATATGTTTTTCACACATTGTTTTTGAATATTGCAAAATAGTGTGTTATTATCCATAAACATCGCATCGCTTATGGTATCATCGCGAACCCAATTGTTCTTAACCCGTTTATAATAATGAATGTTGTTATCAGATTCTACATTCTCCACTATGGCGTAGTCTTGTTCGTCTACTTGTTTTTTACCTTCCACTAATGTTTTTGTCAATACATCCACATAGTCCTTTTGGACGTCGTGTTTTTGCATTAATACTTCCTTGAGAAAATCGTGGAAATCCTCATTTACCATACTTCTCTTTTCAGTTTGGTAATTTTCCATAATATCATACGGTGTGTCGTCGTATTCTTTATCGTAATACAAAACTTCTTTGTTGTTGTCTTTCATCAATTCATCTACACTTGCATACTTCTTACTTAAGAAGCGGCGCGAACAGTCAGACTTAATACGTAACGGGTTTTTGGCATTTTTTTCATCTTCGTCTAATATATTTAATTTTGACGGCACATTCAAAGCAAACATCAACTTGGATACAAATGTATACAGTAATTTAGCGTTGTCAATATTGTATATTTTTTTTATTTGTTCGGATACATTTGCACTATTTGAAGATAGAAAATAGTTGTCAATAATTGTTTTGGCTTGTGTATCCAATAAACTATCAAAGAAATCCATTTTTGACACACGGTCGTGGATACGTCTATTATTCATATAATTGCTGAATAATTGCGAGAACTCCACCATTTGTTTCTTATATGCTTTAATATTTTCTTTTATGTTATAGCGTATACTATTATGCTGTGTATATGTAATGTGTTTTTGAGAAATGTTAAATGGTTCGAGTTCTTTTACGATAGATACAAACGTGTATTTCTTCTTCAATTGTTCGCGAAGAATATTTATGAGTGTTTTTGTTTTGGGTACAATGGATTCATAGAATTTTTCGTATCGGACGGTTTTATCAACATTCGTTGAGAATTCATCCAAAGAAAATGTATTCAAGTTTGTCAATAGATCTAATGATTCATGGTTGTAATCTTCATCAATGTTATCAATAATATTGGTTATGATGTTCGTTTTATTATTAAATAAACGGGAATACATCATTAAATTCTGATGTGTCTTAACACGTTCCAGCATATTCTGTTTGTTGAGATATAGTTTGGATTGTTCTATAAATGGATAGGGAAGATATAAGAATGTTTTGGTGTATATTGAATCATTGGGTGTGTTATTGACAAGAACGTTCACTTTGTTATCAAACCTGGATGCGATTGACTTTTTCATACCTAGACTATAGGTATCAATAACATATTGCTTTCTTTCTATCTGTTTATTTTGACCCTTAAGAACTAATACGCTTGAATAAAAATCGTTCAAGTTATCTACAATTGCCTCAATACCGACATTTACCGTGGTTGAATATACATCATCTTTTGAATCAGGTTCATCTATATGGCTCAACACGTTATTAAATCTCTGGACGATAGTGTCTCTTTCATATTTTTCATCTTTTTTATATCTTTCCTGTAACTCTTGAATTTGACGGAACTCTTCCAATGTGTTCGTGCTTTTTGCTTCAATATCTATATCTAATAATTCATTCGGGTATATTACACATTTTTTATGTTTTACAACCGGAAGCAACCATTTTAATTTTGTATTCATATTTTTCATATTCTCAACCAAAGGTTTATAATACGGTCCATAGAAATGGGGTGTAATGGAATTTGTATCTTCTGAAAAGGTGGAAAATGTCTCACGTAGCTCTTTGAACCTGGTAATGAGTAAGTGAATATTCTTCATAATTGTTTCACTACGGTTTTGATTGGGGATAGTAGATAAAAATACATCCATCATATCATTGAGCTGAACTTCTATATTATATTTTTTCTCGTGTTCGGGAACCTCTACTACTTGCTTTAATACTTCAAGTTCTTCACCAAATACAATTTCGTTTGTTTCATCATATAGTTTCATTAGTTCATCTTCATAACTATCATTGTCATTTTCTTCGACACTTAATGGTGTTTGTAATTCTATATCGTCCTTTTCGGAAATAGGAGACCCTTCAACTTCCGATTCTTCTACCTTATCCAACGTCGTTTTTTGTAAATATTCTTGGGGCGGTTCCCGAATCTCAATTTGTTTAAGTGGAATATTTTCAGGGACGCCTTTATATTCAAAGTCAATATAGATGGTTTGCAGGTCTGGATAAGTAGTAATTTCAATCATATCTTCTTCGCTATTAGTAATTTGACCGGTTAAAATGGTGGGATAATCACCCCCAAAATGAATATTTACCCATTTTCCAACATCCAAATGATTTTGTTTCACGTATCCTTTGTCTTCGTTGCGATCTAATAAAAATATTTGTTTTATATTCATATTATCCAGTTTGCCTTCATTCAAACTAAGTTGACTTTCCATACCATTGTTAATACTTGTTAATTTGATTAAATTTGAATCAATATAGTTAATATAAAAGGCATTTTCATGATACTGAATGTCATCTGGACTATATATTTCTATTATATCGCCTAATTCCAATGTAATTGTTGTACTCATTTACAATATAAATATATATATTATGCGTCTAAATAATATTTATCTAAAAATAGTATGAATTATCCATATAAACAAATAACATTATCAACTATATTATATAATTTTGCGATGTCTGGACCATGCTATAATATGGACGATATAAATACTACCCATAATGTTCGTTCAAAACAATATAAATTTGATGACCGTATATATGATATTTATAACTATGATCGGGAATTTGTATGTGATGATAATGACCGTTTACGACTATGTAAATCTTTAATATATGATAATGGAGAACTACTCTCTATGGCCCCTCCCAAATCTATTTCATACAAAAAATTCACAGATTTATTCGAATTCGACAAAGAAAATATAGAAATATCCCAACTAGTAGAAGGCACGATGATAAATATGTTTTACAATCACAATAATAATAAATGGCATATATCAACCCGAGGTGCTATTGGCGGACAATATTTTTATTTCCGTAATCAGTATTATCAAGACAAATATAATCAATGTCGTCAAATTTCATTTTATGATATGTTTATGGAAGCACTTCAAGCGGGTGAAAAAGAAGAACTGAATGACTTAACAATTATGAAATTGTTTGATAAAGAACATACTTATTCGTTCGTATTACAACATCCCGACAACCATATTGTCATTCCTATTGATCGTCCAAGGTTGTATTTGGTTGCCATTCATAAAATGGCTATTGAAAATAATATTCCTGTATGTATAAGTCTCGATAAATCGCAGTTCAAAGACTTTGAATTTGTTAATGTGCTAAGTGGTATTATTGATATACCCGAGTTGTATAATGATATAAATAGTTATGATGAAGCAATTGAAAAATATAGTAGTATTGATACAACCCCAAACGATGTAGGTATTGTATTTTATCATAAAAATATGGGAGTGCGTTCAAAAGTGTTATGTAACCGTTATGAAACAATGAAAACTCTTCGCGGAAATAATCCGAATATTCAATTTCAATACATATGTTTACGACGAACAAATAAAGTAAATGATTTTTTGAATTACTTTCCGCGCTACAAAAAGTTGTTCTACATATTTTATACCCAATATCGGGATTTTATGAAGAACGTCCATAATTCATACATTAAATGCTATATCAAAAAGACAGGTCAAAGAATTTCAAATAAATATATGCCTCACATTTATCGCATTCATCAAGAGTGCTTTGTGCCATATATGCTTAAAGGTGAAAAGAAGATTATTAAAATAGATGATGTATATAAGTATTTTGACACCCGAAATGTTGGAGAAATATTGTATGCCCTCAACTACGATGTTCGTAATGTAATGGATGAAAAAATAGAATCGGAAGAAAAAGACCATTAAATGTATTTATCTGAGATTGAAAAATATAAAACATACTTTTATATTTTTGTAGCATTTTTTATTATTTACACCCTTGAAGATTTAAAATGGGATAAAATCATACAAAATTATATATATATACTATATGATGGATATTGAATTTTATTATGTAAGCAACAGAACATTGGATAATGGTATAAACAGAAATATAATCAACATAAATCCACATATCTTACACTCTTATGAAGTAATAAAAAAAAGAAATAATTATTGGGGTATTTTTTTACGAGATAAAGATGAAATAATTGGGAATACAATGGTGACATACGAAAAAGAAGATAATATTGATTATTTGCTATTAGTTTCAGTTTACATAGATGACAAATATCGTGGTCGTAATTTGTGTAAAGGACTTATAGAACAAACAATATTAAAAAATGAAATGCGAAATAAAACAAACTTGATAAAAGTTGTTATTGCTGGAGGTATGCCAATATTAAAATGTCTTCTTAGTGTTTTTAAGGAACTTAATTATACTATAAAAAAATATAAGACAAAAATTGAAAACATACAAATACTACAAAATATACGACCTGAAACCGCAATAAAAATAGAACAATCAAATTACGAAAGTGATATTTGGCAAACATTGTTTTTTGATAAAAATGATTAATAGCATTGCCAAATTAAAATAGGATTTTGTCCCATTTTAAATCTTCGCCGGTTTAAATCATCGAGCCATCTTTTTGAATGCGCTTTCCGTCCCAATACGCATCACATAATTTACAAAGCTTTTGTAAATATTCAAGAGTGCATTGCTTACTATTGTCTGACATATTATTAATTGACCCACGAACAGCATCAATATATTTGGCAATATCCTCACCATTTGACATACGTGTCAAATCATTGGAATAATCTTTTTGAATAAAGTATTCCAGGTCACCATCCATAATTCTATCTCCATAAGGTGTCATTACGTATTTATTCCATACGCGGATTACAATCTTGGGATTGGCTTTTTTAATCATTTTCATAGAAGATACTGCGGTTTTGATGGTGGAATCATTTTGGAAAATATTCCCTACATCATCAATAAATTGTTCAAATAGGGTATTGAAACCGCGCATATACATTTGATTTTGTGACATCTTGTCTATACTTTATATTATAATTCCTTTTTATATATTGTAAAAAATATATTATTAATTTTAAAACGTAAAATCGGGAACCGGGGGCTTCTGTGTTTGTCCGAGTTCCATATTACGTTGCTGTTGTAAATCTTCAATTGTTAGATCACCCGACACCTTATTGGGTTTGTATGTATCTGGTGGTGTTTTAATCGTATTATTGTCATTCTTCACAGAAACATAATTATGCATTTGGCGTCGTTGTCCGTTTCCCTTTGCGCTAAGTTCATCTGGTGTCATATCAAAATAAGTATATTGTTCGGATACTACATTATTGGGTGCTGTATTGAATGTATAACAAAAAGGTTCGCCTCCTCCTTCTGATACTGCATCATTGTTTTGACGAATTATATCCGGACGCAGATGTTCTATAATACTATCTCCCAATAATATCCTAAATTTATCATTTACCAATAATAAAGCAGGAACTTGTTTTAAATTGGGTGGCATAATTACCTGTTTTCCATTATCTAAAACAATATACAACTGATTCGTTCTATCATCAAGATAACGATTATCAATACATATGAAACTGATTTTTTCACGTAAATTTGTTTTTCCTAACGACTGTAGTATCTTCTTACAATGTTTACAATGTTTGCTATAATATAATACATCCATGACTATATTATATATTAATTGTCAAATTTTTCATTTTGAACTAATTTAGACTGTTGCTTTGCACATGTTGTAGAATATACGATAAATGTAATAAGCAATGAATTGAAAGAATAAAACCATTACTGTGTTTACAATATCAAACATTCTAAATCCTTTTGTAAAGAATAATCCATACATAAAGTTAACAACTGTAATAACAATAGCCAAAGCAGCTAAAAGTCCAAGCACATAAAAGATATTACAGTATTCTTCTCCTAAAGGTCCCATAATTTGGTCGAGCATATTTTGCATATTATACTATTATCTTAGAAATTTTATAGAATATAATGTTGTTGTATCAATAATGCTAAAATGAAACTACCTAATCCCATAATAAATACATGAACCCAATGAGGAGGACAGTTTTTAATTCCAAAATAAGAAGCAAATTTACAGTGGGATGAATGTGTGAATAATCCCCAGAATAACGCATTCAATAAAAGAAAGAAGACAAAAATAGATTTAAAATCCATATTATAATAAATGTCTATATATAATATATTATCAAAATGGATAGTGAAACAACATGGAAGATTATTGATTCAAAGTTTCGCGACAACTACCAAACATTAGTTCGTCATCATATAGAATCATATAATCATTTTTATAACGAAGAACTTATACAAATCTTCAAAGAAAAGAACCCGCTTATTTTAGGCAGTAAATTTGATAAAGAACTAAATGATTATCGTGAAAAATGCGTCATGTATTTCGGCGGAAAAGAAGGAAATAAAATTTATTATGGAAAGCCTTGTATTTATGATGACAACGACAATTTTCATCTAATGTATCCAAACGAAGCACGCTTACGCAACATGTCCTACGGTATGACAATCCATTACGACGTAGATGTTGAGTTTATCAGTATCCGTGATAAAATGTCTGGTGGTGGAATACCCGACAACGATGAAAACAACGAAATATTATTTTCTAAACTAGGCGGACAGTCGGTTGAAGATGCTCTTGAAGAAGCATTAGCATTTAAAATGTCAGGTGGTGCTAAAAAGAAGAAAAAAGGCGACGATATTGAAATGACAACAAGTGAAAGTTTACAATTAAAAGAAGAATACAATACAGAAGACAACGTATTGAAACGCACGACTACTTTGAAACAAATGTATTTGGGACGGTTTCCCATTATGGTCCAATCAAACTTCTGTGTATTGAACGGATTATCAAAGACTTCGCGTTTCAATATGGGCGAATGCAGGAATGATGTAGGTGGTTATTTTATTATTGATGGCAAAGAAAAGACTGTCGTGTCACAAGAGAAATTCGCAGATAACGTGTTGTATATCCAACATGTGAACGATGACAAATATTTATATAAATCTGTTATTCGCTCTATTTCAGAAAACGTATCTAAACCTCAGCGTAGTATGTTTGTTGGTATGGTATCTCCAAGTCCAGAATATTCTAACAAAAATATTGTTATTTATATTCCCAACGTGAGAAAACCTATACCCATGTGTATTGTATTCCGTGCCTTAGGTATTATAAGCGATAAATCTATTATCGAACATTGCATTTTAGATATGGATAAATACTCCGATATGATTGATTTGTTTACTCCGAGTATTTATGATGCCGGTTCCATTATGACACAAACAACCGCTTTAAAGTATATTGCTACATTTACCAAGTATAAAACCACCGAACACATACTGGAAATATTGAGCGATTATTTACTTCCTCATATTGGTGAAAATAATTTCAAA